GATAATCTAAAAGATATATTAAGTAGGTACAATACCAACATTGCAATAAATGAAGCAAACATAAAAGAGGCTGCTAGAATAGTTCCTAAAGCAGGCTACGACAGAAGTCAATTATATGTAGTTCCTACATATGAGAACAATCAACCGGCTCCACCGACGGAAATTGTAGTTTATAAGGGTTCCCCTATTATAGGAAATGTAGATACTATAGCACCAACATCATATGAACCTAGTCCTGTTATTAGAATAAATCTCAATGAATTTGCTAGCTTACTTGACTATTCTTATATCATTGGTGCAATTGAGAATTTTTCTAGAATTGAATTGTCATTAGTTGAAGTAAAACCTGAATTAACTAGTAGTGGATCAGGAAGAGTTGATAAAGAACTTGCGTTAAGTATAACCCCATTAAGTGCCCAAGATCCAATGGGAATGACGATAGATCACCCATATGGCACAACTGATAATACATATTCATCAAGTGACCAAGATGTATTAGAAAAAGGATTTACTGGGCATGTAGTTGATAACATAATGGATTATAGGGCAGATATTGATCCTAGATTTAGATATACTGCTAGAGCAACTCCTAGAACATTTGGATACACTGATGGATATTTAGTTGGATCAGATAAAGCACCCAATAGTGAACCATTCAAATCAGGTACAATTTTCCCTAATGACCCAAAAGTAGGCGATTATTTCTTACGATTAGATTATTTACCACAACTAATGTTTAGATGGAGTGGCAAGCGTTGGGTCAAGATTTCAGAAAATGTTAGAACTGGATTGGGATTAACTAGTGATGACCAATCATTGAAATCTACATTTATCAACAATACTAAAGAAACTAATTTGTCTAATGGTCAGACTATGCCTGAACGTCAACCATTGTAATCAGTACTAAGAATAGAAACAGATTAAGGAAAATAAATTGGCACAGTTTTACTACGATAATCAAATCCGCAGGTTCTTAATTCAATGCGCTCGGGTTTTCAGTGACTGGTACGTTACTAAAGGTAAGGATCCGCAAGGTAATGATATACTGGTGCGTGTTCCTATTATGTACGGTGATAGTAGTAGACAAGCAAGCACTATTATAGCTAATAACAGTGCAAGTAGTTTACCAAGCGCACCTCTTATTACATATTACATCACTGGGTTAGAATACGATCAACGTAGAACACAGGATCCTTATTTTGTAGATAAATTAGCTGTTAGAAGGCAAACATATAATTCAGAAACTCAATCGTTTGAAACTACACAAGGCGATGCATTTACGGTAGAACGTATAATGCCAGTACCTTATACATTAAGAGTTACAGTTGATTTTTGGACTACAAATTATAATCAAAAACTTGAATTGATAGAACAATTAGGGGTGTTGTTTAATCCTAGTATGGAAATACAAAGTACAGATAACTTTATTGATTGGACTTCATTAAGTGTAATTTACCAAGAAGGTCTTACTTTTAGTTCACGTACTATTCCAGTTGGGTCAGGTAATCCAATTGATGTTATGTCTTGGAAATTTTATATGCCAATATGGATAAGTAGTCCTACTAAGGTTAAGAAATTGGGCGTCATACATAAAATCATTGCTAGCATTTTTCAGGGTAATGCAATTACCGATATGCAGGATGATGATTTATTACTAGGAACCAGACAAAAAATCACACCATATGGCTATAAAATATTATTGTTAGGTAATATGTTACAATTATTGCCTGAGGGAACTAGCTTCAATCCAAACAACGAAACATTGGATATTCCTAATAGTCCTGATACTGACTTATATTGGAAAAGTTTCTTAAATGTATATGGTACTGTTAGGCCCGGAATAAGCCAAATTTGGTTGCAAAATCCTCATATGGCTACTGATATTGTAGGGACGATTGCGTTTAATCCAGTTGATGATAGGACTTTAATTTATAATATTGATAGTGACACCTTACCGCAAAATACATTACAAGCAGTAAACAGTGTTATTAATCCTAGAATGAAAGGTCCTAATGCTGGTTTACCACCGGCAAGTAACGGTCAACGATATTTGATAGTAAATAGCATTGGTGTATCTAAAAAAATTAACTATGAAGACTTATTAATGGAAGACGGTGAGATGTATGCCACAGAAAATGATGAGGTTATGGTGCTTGATGAAACAGTTGACAATCCAGAGCCTACAATAGCATGGGGTAACATTGTTGCTAACGCCAATGACATCATTGAATTCGATGGTTCTCAGAATAAATGGATAGTATCTTTTGACAGTCAATCAACTACCAACTCAGAATATGTTACTAACCTAACTAGCGGTATACAATATAGATTTTCTGATAATGTTTGGACAAAATCATATGAAGGCTTTTATGAGGCTGGAGACTTTTCTATAGTAATTTAACCTACCTTCATATTAAAGATAAATCATTAGTATGAAGGTATCTGAAACAAAATCTGCAGGAGTATTTTTCTATTCACGTAGTACTAATAGATTTCTGTTCCTATTGCGCAATGATGATAAAAATAACAACACATGGGGAATCCCAGGTGGTAAGTTAGAAAAAGATGAGACACTACTAGAAGGATTAAAAAGAGAGTGTGTTGAAGAAATAAGTTTCTTTCCAGCAGACGCTAAATTAATCCCAATTCAAAAATTTGTGAATAATACTTTCACATACAATACTTTTTTCTGTGAAATAAAACAAGAATTTATACCTATACTAAACGATGAGCATTATGGATATTGTTGGATAGAAGCAGGAAATTATCCTAAACCATTGCATCCCGGATTGTTTAGTACTATCAACTTTGATATCGTACAAGAAAAACTACAGACACTAATAAAAAAAGCAGCCTAAGCTGCTTTTTTATTTGAAGATTAATAGTTATTAACCATCACCCTCTAAGTCTGATGCACCAGTTAATACGTCATCTGATGTACCTAATGTAGCATCAGCACCTGCACCAATTGCTGAACCTGCTTCTTCAACTTGAGCAGCACCATCACTAGTACTACTTGAAAAGCTCCATGGATAGCTTACGCCAGCTAGTGTGACACGATGTGCTGAAATCTGAGTAATTTGACCAACTGTAGCATCATCTAATTTAACAGTGATTGACATTTCACCATTAGCTAATGATGCACTAGCCTTAGCAACTAAATTACATACTGCTGTTACGGTGCCTCCTGCATTACTGCAAAGAAACCTAGTAGAACCTTTTTGTTTTATGATGTAACCAGGTAAGCTACCTGAACCACCGTTGAATTGAACTTTTAAATTGTTATTGGCGTTAACACCAAAATATCTTTTATTGATCGGACGTCCCATTTGTTTCTCCTTTATTGTGATCGTTCTATGATCTACGCAGTGGGGACTGCATAAACTCTCATTTAAGAGTGAACTTAGTATTTATCTATTAGTAACCTAATTTATTAGGTCCACCAGATACTACTTGAGTCATACTTATTTTGTATTTGGTATTGTTTATATTATCGTATAAGTATAATCCATCTGAACCTGCTAACATAGTCCAGTTACCTATACCATTTTCAATATGAACATCGCCCAAATAAGCATTTTTCCATTTACTAGTCGGGTCACCTAAATTAATCGTTTTATCATAGTATGGGGCAAGATGTCCTTGCTGAGTAAACACAGCACCTATATTGCTGTTATTTACTATACCTAACATTTGGTCGTTAGGTAAGAAATAAAATCCAGTACCAGTCTGACTTGTACCTGTTACTAATGTAATTCCATAACTGTCAGTGGACGTATATAAACTATGGTAAGTACCTGTTATTTTTACAGCATCTATCTCTGAAGCAGAACAATTTATACTTAATCCACCTAATGTACCAACACTAGTGATGTTAGGTTGTGCATTGGTAACTAAGGTACCTCGGAAATAATTTGCAGTAGCTAAATTACCTAAATTACCATTAGCTGCGGTTAAATTACCTTGAACTGTTAAATTAGATAATGTACCTACACTAGTGATATTTGGTTGTGCTGCTGTGGTTAATGTGCCGGTTAATAGATTACCTTTTATGGTACCTGTATTTGCAAATATATTACCGCTAGTTATGTTACCGGTAACACCTAAACTTGTTAATGTACCAACGCTTGTTATATTAGGCTGACTTGCAGTAGTTAATGTACCAGCCATTAGTGTCGCTGTTAATGTGCCAGTAGACTTGTTGAATGTTAGATTTGAATCACCTGCAAATGATCCGGCATCATTAAATTGAACTTGAGTGTTAATTCCTGAAGGAGTTGCAGACCCTCCGCCGCTCTGAGAAGTCCAGCTTAGGTTACCTAAACCATCTGTTTTTAGTACATAGTTATTACTGCCACCTTGAATTGAGATATTTAATACATTACCTAAGGCAACTTTTCCAGTTACTGACAAATTACCATTGACGGCTAATCCGTTTAATATACCAACGCTAGTGATATTTGGTTGTGCATTTGTAATCAAAGTGCCTTGAAAATAATTTGCAGTAATTAAATTAGCACCAGTGATATTACCTGCAGTTAAATTACCGGTGACATTAGCAGCAGTTAAATTTCCTACACTAGTAATATTAGGTTGAGGACCTGAAGTTAGCACACCTGAAAAATAATTAGCACTTACTAAATTACCCGCAGCAATATTACCTGCTGTAGTATTACCAGTAACTGCTAAACCAGTTAGTGTTCCTACACTGGTAATATTAGGTTGAGCATTAGTAATAAGTGTTCCGCCTAAATATAGAGAAGTTAACGTACCACTACTATTATTAAAA